AGATGGAGACAATAACAGTAGAACAAGCGGAAGCTAAAAGGTTGTACCCCTTAACTTTACCCTATCGACCAAGGCAAAGGGTTATGTGGGAGAAGGTGGTAGCTGATATGGAGCGGGGTAATATCCCTTATGCCCTGGTTAAGTTACAGGTGGACCATGAGCAAGGTGCTTTTACGGGAATAGAGGTGTGGCGTGGAGATAGCTGAGTTAAAGAGTAAATTAAGTTTACCCGATGTAGTAACCGAACTCGGTTACACACGGGACATCATCAAGAGGAGTACCAATTGCCCCTTTCACGATGATAAGAATCCCAGCTTCGGCATATGGGAAGAGTCAGGGCAATGGAAGTGGAAGTGTCACGCCGGTTGTGGTGGTGGTGATGCAATCGATTTTATCCAGGTAGCACTTAACTTATCCCAAACAGAAGCTATCCAACGATTTAAGCAAATGGCTGGAGCAGAAGAAGCGAGGCCGGTCCTGATCGATCCTCCCAAAAGGATCGATTGGACCGAGGCTCGCGATGCGTTCAAGCCGGCAATGAGAAACAAACTCGCAGAGTGGAGAGGTTACTCCCCTGAGTTTGTTGATTGGTTGCATGAGAATAATCACATGGGCATCGTCCAGGGACGACTAGCATTCCCGGTACAACATAACCCCCGTACCACGCCAAACGGGAAGGCAGACGGTGCCCATCTTTTTCATAAGGAAAAGGGTTGGAAGATATTAGGAGGAAAATCCGCACCATGGTGGATAGGTGACCACACTGAACATGTGTTCGTCTTTGAATCGCAGTGGGATGCGTTCGCCTTCATGGATAAAGTGAAGTGGGCTGAGTCTATCCAGCCAATATCTTCAATACTAATCACCCGCGGTGCGCAGGGTGCCAAGAAGATTAACGGGTTAATCCCACCAAAGAGTAAGGTGTATCTCTTCACTCAAAACGATGAGGCAGCAGAGAAGTGGCAGGATGATATAACTGAAATGCATCCACGTTGTCACATAGTCTCCACACCTGAAGAGCACAAGGATCTTAATGATTGGGTTAGGGCCGGGGCAACTGGTGCTCAGGTCATCGAGGCAATGGAGTCAGCGCCTTTATATGAGAACCCAAATGCTCCCAGGCTACCCGGTGCAATGGACTGGAATGATCTACTGGCATTCGATGCCGGCAAGGATACAGATAACATGCTTGGTTCCCGGTGGTTGTCCAAGTCAGGTAGTTGTGTCTGGGTTGGGTCCAGTGGTCTGGGTAAGTCAGTCCTAACCCTACAAGCAGCAATGACTTGGGCGACAGGTATGCCGTTCATGGGGATCCACCCTAAAGGATGTTACAAGTCACTAATCATCCAAGCCGAGAACAACTTCGGTGATGTAGCTGAAACCATCCAAGGCGTTAAGTATGGTCTGGCTCAAGAATACCCTGAACTGAGCTTCGATGAGATCCAGCAGAAGGTTTCCATTGTTAGAATGGTCAACTCCACCGGGTTAGAGTTTATAGCTCAACTACGCAAGATGATTGCTGAGTATCAACCTGATATGGTGTGGATTGATCCACTACTCTGCTATCTGGGAGGTGATCCCAACTCTTCAGAGGATGTCAGTTATTTCACAGGATTAATCGATGAACTAGCAATAGAGTCTGGATGCCTCTTCCACATCATCCATCACACCGGCAAGCCTAAGACCAGCAGTGATACCAGAGGTTTTACTACCGCGGATTTAATGTACGCAGGATTAGGTTCCAGCGTCCTTACCAACTGGGCAAGGGCAATCATGGTCTTGCAAGGTGAAAGGGGCTCAGAGGGCATTTTCAGGCTAACTGCGGCTAAGAGAGGGAAACGGTCTGGTCTAAGCCATGAGTGGTCTACCAGTAATGAGTATGTTCACCTGGAACATAGCACCGAAGGACTATGTTGGTTGCCTTCAGACTATCAACCTGAAGAGAAGAAGCCCGGTAGGCCGGCAAAGGAAATTGAGTTTAAGGCGTTCAAGGATGCCATCGAAGCGCAACCCGGCAAGCTGACTAAGAACGGGTTAGCGAGGCAGTTGGCAGACCAGAATGGTGTCAGTTCAAGGACCGTTGTGAGGCGGATTGAAGGGATGTTGGACCATGGGACAATACATTTTGACCAATCAGGTGGATTGGAGTGGAAAGGGTGATGTTGGACAAAAGGTTTTGTCCATTAGATAGCACTGAATATGAGGGATATAATGATGAGTTGGACAAAAATATTTAATGTGTCCATCAATAATGTCCAAGTTGGACAGACAAAACTCCTCCCCCCTAAAGGGGGTGGAGAGTTTTGTCCATGTCCTAAACGGAGGAGTTCTGACCATGAGTGAAGGAGAGAAAAAGAAGCGAGTTAAGCCAAGGAAGAGACCAGGCAATTCCCTGACGGCAACCAAGGCATTGATTGTTACTCCTGACCCATCAAGGGTGGATGTGAAGGATCTTATCCCGGCAAGTTGCATGGAGGATCGGGGCAAGGATACCATCGGAAGGAAGAAGGGAGGACCGAACAGGTACAACCGTGATACGGTGGAGGCTATTCTCCGAAACGTAGCGATTGGATTGCCAGAGGGTAGAGCAGCGCAACTCGCTGGAATTAGTGCGGGGACGTTGACGGAGTGGAAGAAGAAGTGGGGCGACATGTCTGAGTCGCTCGCGCGTGCGTCTGCAATCGCCCAGGATGAACTGTATGGCGTTGTAAGACAAGGGATGGCCAAGAACCCTAGATTAGCCCTGGAAGTCCTTGAGAGGCGCTTTCCGAGCGAATGGGCGGCACATAGCAAACACCAGGTGGCTGGCGTGATGATGCAGACCCAGATCAGCCCGGAGATGTTGACTGGGATGCACGGCGCTAGGGCCGAGCGAGACGCAACAGGGGATAAGGAATCCCCTGATTCAGGCCCAGAAACCATTGATATATAGGGCTCGGCATGGATCTGCTAACACATATGCTAACAGCGAGCGACTTGAAAGCCCCACAAAAACAGGGGCGAAACGAGAGGCGAGCGCACCATGGCACCACAACCTGTGGTGGTGGACATCGAGCGTCCCACCATCGCTGGGGCACTATGGGTAGGGGGTGTGGCAGGGCACACCACAAGATGTTGGGGGGTAGGGGCACCCCAGATCACAGCGCGATATTTCGCCCCCCCACCCCCTTTTTTACCCCTCGCGTAAGACTTTTATTTCTTAAAACACCCCATTTTCTCCGATGAGAAATAACCCCAAAACACGAAACAATAGAAAGGAAAGATATGTTAGAAACGCTAAACCCTAAGCAAATCCGTGAGATGGAGATCGAATACCCACCCATGGAAATTGGCGACAATAACACGATAATAACTGGTCCAATTAATGGATCGGCATTTTATGAGATTGATTTGGATCGAATCCAGAAACCCCTGGACTTGGTTCGCTGGCTTCATCACATGAACGACAAGGTATGGTTTACCGCTTTGCACAACACTATGCTTATTGAGGCTGTATGCAGGACCAAGGGATGGAAGCTGCATAGATGATCACCCATGATCGACAAAAACCCTAGCCAATCAAAAAAGGACAAATATGAGTGACAACATATTACCTGAGAGAACCCCTGATGAGATTCGGGATGATGCCATGAAGGTATTCAACCAGATGGCACCTGCGAAGTATGATGATGGTCAGGCTAGGCAGGAGATTACCAGTAACCTGGATAAGCACCCTGATTTGATTCAGGCCAAGCGTGAAGAGATTATGGATTTATGGTTCTACAATGAGAGTCAAGCCAGAGAATTAGATGAGTTAAAGTTACGGATTGATAAGCTGGAGAAACGGAATGCTTATTTGGAGGGAACACTGAAGGCATGACCACCACCACTAAAACCAAGAAGCTGGATCCATCGGTTACTGATCTGGAGAACTTCAGTAAAGAGATATTCGGGTTGGAGTTGTATGATTGGCAGAAGGCTGCCATGAAAGCGATTACGGGTAAGGGAGGCAAGAGCCGGGTAG